GTTAAAGGAACCCATCTAAGCAAGTTTTGAACTCTTAGATGTCTGGCGCACGCTCAACGCGCACCGCATGCGATGGTTTAAACCCCTCAAGGGTGTCCACCGCCTCACCGTGCCGCGGCTGTTCGAAAGCAGCTCGCGACACGTCGATAACGATCTCGAACGGTCTCAAGATTATTCGGGCTCGATACGGTTTACCGTATGACGAGTTACCGAATCTTGAGGTCGTCTCTTTGGGACGTTATCTCCAGTTCCTTTTAATGCAGGGCAAGGAACGAGCCTCTGTGTTATTTCCACGCCGTCAGGGCCGGCCTGACGTGGAAGGGTTGACCCCCCTAATAAGGTTAGGTCGCAAAGAACGATGGGAATTAGCGCACAGCGTTAATTCTATCAAGAGAAACCTGCCTGCAGGTTGTATCTCGTGTCGGGCCTCCAAGCAAGATGAGTGGCGAAATCTTGCTTTCTCTTTGCCCCCTCCCTCAGATCCTGAGTATATTTCTTTTGTTAAAAAAGAGGTTACTCGGCTCTTCCCTCCTTGTTGGGATCGTGGTTACACCCTTGGTGTTAGCCATTTCCTTCCGAATGCTAGTTCTCGTGAGCAGGCATTTCCTGGTGGCCCTGGCCTTAGGGCCGACCATCTGTGGAAAGGAAGGAGAGAAGAGTTTATCCGAAAGTGTACTTCAGAAATACCTCTGGGTACTATGAAGGCACGCTTTAAAGAAGTACTTTCCGCAGGGAAAGTTAGACCTCTCGTGATTTTTGATCATGAGATGGATCTGCTGGCACCTCTTCATAAGAAGGTTTATCGCCATCTTATGAAGCAGGACTGGCTTCTTTTGGGTCCCCCGACCCCGGATAGGATCAAGTCTGTCTGTGTCGGGCGTTACCAAACTTCTGTGGATTTGGTTAACGCTACCGATGGGTTATGTTCGGATGTAACCCATACCATCCTCGATACGATGTTTTTTAACGCTATCGAGGTTCCTAGGACGATTCGTGATTTCGCACACGAATCTATTAGGCCAAGCGTCAGATCGCCTTCAGGGGCTTTCTGGGGCCAAGTGGTTCACGGACAGATGATGGGAAGCTACCTCTCTTTCCCCCTTCTTTGCATCCAATCTTATTTAGCCGCCCGCTGGGCGGCAAGGTTTGATGGATGTGCCCGTTTCCTAGTTAACGGAGATGATTGCATCATTTCTGCTTCTAGGCCTGTTTTAACTGAGGATTATCCGAAATCCTTTCGTCTTAACAGCGAAAAAACAATTCGGGCGGAGAACACTGTGGAGATCAACTCTACTGTTTTCCTTAGATCGGGGGGTGTCTGGCGAGAAGTCAGGCACCTCAGGAGGGGCGGCTTTCTTCCTACTTTTTCTGGTATGATCCACGCTGCTTCGGCAGTGCGGCATTCCGTCCTGTGGACGGATGCGTTCATACGCGCCAGAATTGGCAGGAAGTGGGGTATGCTACCGTCTCAACTTGGTTTGACATCTCGGAGTCGCGTCGCTTGGCGACGCGAACATAAGATGAGAGCCAAGCGTGGCTATACTGCTTTGCCTAGTCAGGAAGACGTGCGTTGTCATGACCTTCTTATGAAGGTCGACGGCGTCCCCGATCCTGATGAGAAAGAAGCTCTATTGGACTTCTTTTGGCAGCATGGCCGAGATGGCGGTTGCAAGAGAGATACGTACGAGCCTAGTATCGGGCAAGTGCGTAGGACCTATTCCTACCGTCGAATTCCCCGGTGGAGCGCATTAACCTTTGTTGGGCAATTGCGTACTCCACCGGCGGCGGTAGGCTCTGGGGATAAGTATTTGGTTCCAGCCGAATATGAATCCCAGAGGGAACAGGGGAGGATGTTGGCCCTAGAGGTGTTCCGTCGGCATGCGTGCCCGACTTGAGCATTCTAGAGTTGTTATGGTGCCCTTGCTAATTCGTTAGCGTCGCGGGGCCGGAGTCCGTTAGTAGGCCGAGCCTCACCGATAGCCGTACTGCGTGTACGGAGTCGGGGAGTTTGAGGTCTGACTGAGGAGGAGCGAGGTTGGGAGAGGGACCCGCGAGTAATTGCGGGAGGATCGGCTTTACGGCCCACGCCTTTAAACCTGCTGATCGATTGCCCTTCGGGGGATACCGATCCACTCCTGCTCCGTAGAGCGTGGTTGGGGAAGGCGCCCACTTGAAAAGGTGGGGGAGTTGGCTTGAGGGCCTACACTCCTTAAACGTGCTTACCATGTACCTTAAATGGTAACTTGGTACGTCCCTGCTCTCCTCGACGAGGGGTTCGAAAGCGGACTTCCGGTAGGAAGGGCTGC